AATCCCCCGGTTGGGACGTAGTCATCAAGATAATTAACGCAGTATGCCAACGCGCGAATGATGAAGTGATTGCCGTTGATCAAGACGATGAGAACTTTGATTCTAAAGTTTCATCTCGCACTAGAGCGGCGCGCTCCGCTAGCGACACAGCGGCGCTGTCTTTTAAATCCATCGATTACCACACACAGGTTTCGAAGGAAGCTGAGAAGGCTAAATTAGAGACTAAACCAGAAGTAAGTCTGTACAAGAAAGTTTTCAATCCTCTTGCAGCAAAGCAGAGTCAATAACAAATTGGAGTTCTAATGGCACTCGAAATAGGTAAGCTGACGTTAGCGGACGTCAAAGCAGCATCCGCATCAGACATCAGACGTATCATGAAAGAACCAGAATTGCGCGCCGAGTTCCAGGCATTGCTTAACGCCCCCGAACGCGTAGCCGCAAACGAGAGCGTAGTCATCGCCGCAGATCTAGTCGACGAAGTCGCGGATCCGGTTGTTGATCCGGTAGTCGATCCGGTCGTCGAGGTTGTAGTTGAAGCCCCCGTCGTGCCCGTCGTTCCGGCACCGCCCGTCGTGCCTCCCGCACCAGTGAAGCTCGTATACGAGTTCCAGGCGAAGGATGAGAACGGAATACCGATAGGTCGTCGTACACACCTCGAAGCATTCTCACAAGAAGAGCTCGACAAGAAGAAGGAAGAAGCATACGAACAGGCAGTTCGTGCCTTCCATCGCTTGAAGTCACAGAAGCCAACATTTAACAAGCCCGTTCAGGAATCTTTGAGCGACGATCAGATCGCCAAGATCATCGAGCAGGCTAAAACCGAAACGGATCCGGCTAAAGCAGCCGAGATAGCTCGTGGAGCGGCTCAGACTCTCTCAGTATCTGAAGAGGCTGCAAAACTCAGAGAGGCTAGCGCCAAAGCCACACAGGCATACGCAGAAGCCGCAGGCATGAAGATCGCCTATGAGTGGATGAGATTACACGTCCACGACTACGAGCAGAACGATGCAAACTCCAAGTTGATGTCTGAATATCTGACCGTCAATGACATGCCGGTCACACTCGACAATTTGGAAATTGCATTCAACGTCCTTGAATCACAGCTGTCTCGTCCAGAGGCAGCCACAGTTTTACCCGCACCATCCCCGGCTAATATCCCGGTTGTGGCTCCGGTAGTAGAGACCGTAGCACCCGTAGTACCAGTCGCAGCACCGGTAGCTCAACCGGTTGTTGAGACTCCGGCAACGCCAGCAGTGCAGCAAAATGTGCTCGCACCTGTGAAGCGCCCGGGAGTCGTCGGTGGAATCGTTCCTGGTCAGCTGTCTGGCTCACGCCCGGCACCTGGCGTCAAGAATGCACCGAAACTCACAATGGCAGATGTTAAAGCTATGTCCCGCGAGGACTACAAGAAGGCAATGAAGAATCCCGCAATGCGCGCCGAAATCGAACGCGTAGCGCGGTCAGCACCTCGCAAGGGCATGCAGTAATAGTCAGCCTCATTCTGAGCATAAGGTACCAAAATGAGCGGACCAAATCCCTCAGCGTCAAACGTGTCGAACGTTCTGACCGCACAGGCAATTCTTTTCGACAAAGAACTAATCCCTTAACACGGTTGGGGATGTAAAAGTTCTTCTGATTGACTCGAACGCTGAAATGCCAACGAGGCGGAACCCTTAATCGGGACCGTGAGAGACTAAGCGAAGAACCCCGAAAGGGATGCAATAGTCCGAACTATACGAGAACAATAAGAATCGTATGCTAACAACGCCCTATTAAGATCGAACCTAAAGGGCGAAACAGACGCATTCGTATCAGCCGCAGAGCGTCGTGTACAGCCGTTGAATGCCGGTGTGAACCGTACATTCTTCAGCTACAACACGCTAGCTGGCGACACAGTACAGAATGCAGACGGAACAGTAGGCGCGCCGGAAATCGTGTCTCAGGTTTCATCTCCAGCACAGATCGGAGAATGGAACAACTACACGAACTTCAGTGCATTCGTTATCGCATCAGCGATTGACGAGTTGGTCGGTAACTCGGCTAACGAACTAGGCTACCAGGCTGGACAGAGCATTTCGGAACTGTACAGCGCCGTAGCAGATAGCGCATCTCTCGTTGACGCCAACGTTAACCAGAGCGCGTTGCTTGCATCACCGTACACGTTGGATCTCGCAACGGTTCGTACGTTGAAGCAGCAGCTAGTCAGCAAGAACGTTCTGCCTAACAAGGCAGGAAAGTTCGCTGGCGTTATCAGCCCGAACGTCCTAGGCGATATCTACAACGCAACGACAGTGAACAACTCAATCGTTGACTTGTGGAAGTACGCCAACATGGAGAAGTTCGACAAGATGGCAGGTTCGGACCAGAAGATGGAAATCGAACTGCCAGGCACGAACATTGTGTTGAAGCAGACACCGTTCGTGACGACAACGGCAAACTACCAGGCGTCCGGCAAGATTGCTTACCGTACATACGTGTTCGGTAACTACGCAATGATCGGCGTGTGGCTCGAAGTTCCGGGCGACACAGACTTGGACGAAGGCGATTGGAGAACCATTTTAATTGGTGGCCTCGCGGCGTAAACCGCGACGGAAAATTTTGGGTAATTGACTTGAAAGCTGAGATGCCAACAAGGCGGAAGTCGAAAGACACCGTGAGAGACTAAACCCCGAAACAGCCTATAGGCTGATGCGATAGTCCGAACATACGGAAATAAAACTGTATGAGGTTGACAGAAATGTTCAATCACATCGAAAGATGGTTAACAGATTGCGAGTGCCGCGTTGTAACTGACGCGCCACCTTCTTCATTCGATCCTACAGCGACAATTGGCGGCTGGGCGTCGTACAGATTCCATTAAAATCGGCTGGTGGAATTAAAATTCTCTTTGATTGACTCGAACGGTGAGATTCCCAACGAGGCGCAAGCGAAAGCAGCGTGAACGACTAAGTAAGAGAACACCGAAAGGTGATGCAATAGTCTGAGCACTAAGGAAATGAACTTAGTGAGGCTGACAGAAATGTATCAGCCCCGCGAGAGCGGTAACAAAGTAAGAAGCGTTTTGCAGACCGTAACGCTTCCTCCGCAGACTGGTTTGAACAGTCAGCGTATCCGTTACATCGACAGCGTCCCTGCGATCCAGTAACGAAAACCCTTAACATGGGTTGCAACCTATGTTAAGATTAAGAGTGGGAGGGTGTGCCATGAACACGCCCTCCAACTTGCTCTTTCATGGAGAGAGATATGTTAGTATATTTAATAACGAATCTTATAAATAACAAAAGATATGTCGGGCAAACATCTCAGCCACTAATGAAACGGTGGAATAGACATAAGAGTCCGATGAATCATCGTCAAAACTCCCATTTGTTTAGCGCCATTTGTAAATACGGCGCAGAAAACTTTAAAATAGAATCTCTCGTTGAGGTTGAGTCCAAGCAAGAGATGGACTATTACGAAAAGGCGCTAATTAAGATTTGGGATTTACAAAACTCCGAGAAAGGTTACAATTTAACCGAAGGCGGAGGCGGGATGTTAGGGTTCAAGCTATCCGAAGAAACTAAATTGAAGATGTCCCAACACGTAAAGTCCGAAGAACATCGCAAACGTATCTCCATCGCCAAGATGGATAATAAATCCAGAACAGGCATGAAGGATACCGAAGCCTCTATACAAAAACGTGCAAATTCATTACGAGGGAAGAAATTATCCCCTGCACATATTAGAAGTTTAAGAATCGGAAGTCATAATCGGCGGCACACAAAGAAAGGAGTGCTAGATCTGAATTGTGAATTCTGTAAGGAATCCAATGACCAATCAGCTTCAAGAACTAGATAAACCATTCGAATCGCGTCACGACTTGTCAGCCACCCGAGCAGCCATCAAAGACATGCTAGCCGACGGAACGCCCAATTGGGTACGTTTCCCAGAAGACTACAAAGCCTTTGCTAAAGAGTCCATGCAGGCAGAACGTGAGAATTCGCAGAGGATGGCGGCAGAGTATAAGTGGGTTGATCAAGAGTTACTGGCTAACAGAGAGAAGACCAACGGTATCGGCACTCGTGATTTCATCGCGAAACTCCGCAATAACGGAGTGAAGTGTTTCACCGTAGATAATGGGTTTCCTCCGCAGACAGTCGCTCTATGGGCTATACCACCAGGGCAAGGCCAGAAAGCCCGCTACGTTTGCTACTTGCAGGTTCCTGCAATGTACGAATGGAGCATTTTAAAGTTAGACCGCAACGGAATCCCCGTCGGCGAAGACTTTCGAGGCTGGCGTACGGTCCTAGTGCAGTTGGTTCAGAAAGAAATTCTTACCGAGCAAGCAATGCACGAGATATTCGGCGTTCCCACACCGAATGCAAACTCAGCACGGTATTTCAGAACGTTGTGGGAAACACGTCACGGAGCTCGCTACGCGGATCCGGATAGTCTAGATTAAGGAGCCTCACTCACAGGGGAGAATCAGTCCCGAGGGCAAACATATGTCAACCGAAAAAGTAAACGTAAATGCACCAGCATCAGTACCCGTTGCCGTCTCTAAAGAAGAGATGACGGAAGCGCTGAGAGGTAACGACAGCGCAAAGATGGATTTGTTGCTCAACCTTCTACTCGGCCAGAAAGAGCGCGAGTTGAAAGAGCAGGAAGCTAAGCAGCGCGGCGTAGATCAGCAGGACTTCACGGCGCGTCAAGAAAGCAAAGCATACTTCCAGAAGAAGGTCACAGATCAATCACGCTGCAGTCACATGAAGGGGAACGGAACACGCACCCCTAGCCAGGCGATTGATTATAACATCGGCACCCATCAGTACATTGATGGGCGGTTCGAGAAGAAGTGCCTGACCTGTAAAGCCAAGTGGGAGCAGTCAGACACTAAAGAATTTTTCGTTCGTAATGGACGCAAGTTCCATAACTGGACGGGTTTCGGTTGGGATGAAGTGTCCCGCTGGCCGTCAACGAACAAGATTACCCGGTCTGAGATTCCAGCAGCCGGAAAGCCGGAAAGCGTCCCGACATCGGAAGACGGAACGGAACTTCCGGATATGCAATTCTAATTCACACAGCCACAAGGCTCCGAGGGGCGGCGGTTACCGCCCCAAAACTTTAGATGCACACCCTACCCCTAGCAGTACCTAGTCAAACTCACCTACATACTGCGTTCCAACCTGCACAACTGCGCGAGGAGTTTTAAATGTCTACCGCATTCAACGTCTGGACGCCTGAAGGTAACGTTCTTCCTAATACCGCAAATACTTGGGCAAACCCAAATGTTCTCTATGATGCAAATCCCATTATCTTGACAGGAAACACGCACGTTTTTAAAATGTGGGTTTCCGCATCATTAGGTACACATGGCATCTATTATTTTGAGTCTGTGGATGGACTTACTAACTGGACCGCCTATGCCAGCAATCCAGTAATCAGTAATCAAATCCTTCCAAAGATATTCAAGAACGGCGGCACTTACTATCTTTATACCGATAATCTAAGTGAAACAGAAATAAATGCGTACACTTCCACCGATGGCGTGACATGGATATCTCAAGGTACGGTCATTTCCCCCGGCAGTGCTGGGCAATGGGATGCGGATTTAGTTTTTCAACTGGCGGTAGTGGACATCGTCGCTGGCACTTGGTACGGCTATTACAGCGGTACGTCTGGCACGGGGGCAACTACAGATTTTGAGGAGGGGTTGGTTACTTCACCCGATGGTCTAACGTGGACAAAAGCCGCTGGCAATCCCGTGTTTCGCGGTGGTGGCAATCCAACCTTTCATAAAGTGAATGGAATATACTACGCTTGGACTCCAGCTAGCTACACGGGCATCACGCTTAAAGATGCAGGTGGATCAACACACGTAGACATCGGTCGATGGTCTTCACCCGCTGTCACCGGGCCGTGGACGAAATTACAATATGCTGGAAAGGACATTGCTACGTACTATGCCGCGATACCTGCGGACCTCTTAGCGACCCCCGGAGAATGGGCAGGAAATCAAATTGGTGACCCATCCATCGTTGACCCCGGCAACGGAAATACGTATATATACTATACATTATCTTATAATGGCGGGGCCATAGGTGTAAATGGGGCCATAGCTACAGGCTCAACGATGGCCCAACTCGTGCAGACATATGAGGGTGTTGTGGGCGCTCCCCTTTCTGGGAACCCTTCTGCAAATCTTACGGTATTGGCCTCTGACCCCGGGACAGGGGCGGATGCCAATCCCATCGGCGGTAATTGGAGTCTCATCTCGACGAATGCTCCGTATTCAGTAGCACAGCGACTGTCAAATCTTATTAAAGGTGTTGCGACGACTGCGCAACACGACTCGTACTGGAATGCGCTCATCTGGCCGAATGACCAGTGGGCACAAAGCGTTATAAGCACTACAGCCGTGAGTGGCTTCGTTGGCGCTTCATGTCGTATGAGCACAAGCGGAGTTGTGACCGAATACAGAGTTGCTTTGGGAAACGTTATACCGGGAAACGCTGGCGAGTGGTTTATAACTAAGCTATCAGCCGGAACAGGGACGAATTTAGCGACTGCAACAGGTTTTACGTTTAATGTCGGCGATACGATGATGTGTGCCGTCAACGGTTCAAACATTTATTGGTATTGGAATGGTATTTTAATCGGCGTCGCTCAGGATAGTGCCATTGCGTCCGGCTCTGCGGGTTTCGAACTAAACAATAATTCCGTTGTAGCTAATGCGGCTATCAGTTCATGGAGTGGCGGAAGTTTCCAAGGTGCATTTAATGGAATTTCAGGCTCTCTAGGTGCAGCGGGTGCGGGGGCTACAGTTACTTTCACCGGATCTTCTTCCGGCACAACAACCGCAGATGGCTCTGGAAATTATAACACAGGTGAAGTGCTGCTGCCTTTTGGAACTTACACGATTACCCCAACGCAGTCTGGTGTTACATTCACACCTATAAGTCAGATCGTCACCCTCAGTGGTGCTGATATGTCGGGGGTTAACTTCACATCTTCTAGTGGGTCGAGTGCATTCAGTATCACCGACAGTCGTGTCTCTCCCTTCGGCCCCAACAACGCCACTCTTGTGAATGGTACGGAAACATATACCCAAACTCCAAACTGTTCTTTGCGTTGGTGGTTTGATACATCCTTTAACCATACGCAGTGTACTCCGGAGGATTGTCGCGCAGCAGGCGCGCCCGTTGCAAGCGGAACGTATCCGCAGAACTCAAGAGTGAAGGGCGGATAATATGGCAACCAGCACTTACAACGACACATCAACGGTAACTGTTCAGAACCTAGTTGACATCGCTCAGCTGAATGGCGACACAGAACCAATCGTCAACGCTGCGGGTTTCTCAACACTACTGCCATTCACGATCTGCAACGACGTCATGAACGAGATCTTCGCGCAGAACTTCCCGTGGAAGTGGAACGAGAACAACCTGCCGCAGTTCTACACGAACAGCTATCAACAGGATTACGCTCTCGTATATCCTGTTACTGGCGCGTCGGTGACTGGCATGTCGTGGTTGCAGCGCGGCGTCGCAATCGACATCAACAACACCGCGATTCCGAAGCCGTTCGTTACAATAGAAGCTGGCCGAAGCCAGCAGCAGTCTACAGCGACGTTCTGGAACTCAGCAACGAACAATCCAGGCTTCGTTGTGAACTGGATGCCAAACGCAGAGCTCTATTACGGTACGTGGGGTGGCAGCAACTTAGGTACAAACTCGTTCGGTAACAACCCGTATCCTGGCGCGTCGTATCAAAATCCGTTAGGCATCGGCATCACAGCGGCGTCGTGGGCAGCTACGGGCGGCGGACAAGCAACATTCACCGTTACCTATCTACCGACAGGTACCGCAGCAGGCTCGCCGTGGGTAGTTTCTAACGTATACCCTGTAGCATATAACGGCACGTGGACGGTAGTAAGCGTCAACACTTCCGTTCTAACTGCTCCGACAGTAACGGTTTCAATGACGACGAACCCGGGCTCGTATTATGCTGGCGGCGTCGTTGGGGCAACGAACTTGAACCAGCCGTACAATCCGATAACGCAGATCATCGACCTGAATGGAAACTTCCTCGTACTTACAACGTACGGAACGGAAGGAACCACGCCTCCTCTAGCAGCAGCCAATGCTGCGCCAGGCACAACAGCGTCTGGATCCGGAGCAACGACTGTCTGGACCGTAGTCGACCCCGCAGGATGGGGTATGCGTATTCTACCGATCCCAAGTCAAACGGGTGTCGTGTGGCAATTCAATATGGTTGCTCAAGGCAAACCACCCCGCTTCACTAGCATGGATCAGACTCTTGCACCAGTCCCCGATGAGTTTGAGCCGCACTTTCGCGCGGGGTTTCTAGCACAGCTGTACCGCTACTCTCCCGAAGCGAAGATGCGTCAGCGCGGCGAACAGATGTGGGGTTACTGGCTTAACTCCATTCGCAGCATGCGCCAAAAGGAAGACCGCGAATTAGAAGAGTACGTATTCGTTACCGAACGCGGCATTATGGGCGGCGGACGTAGTCGTAACCAAGGACCAACAGCCGCTTGGCCGTTCAATCAACCCCGCTGGTAATCAGGAAAACAGATGGCATTAACTTTATTCCAGTCTCAGAACTTCGCCGAAACGTTCTTGCAATATGCGCCATTCAACGTAGGCTTCGGGCAAGAACCGATGGTATCTGTGGCTTCGTTCATCCGCAGCACGATTATGAGTGCGCCTCTGACCTGGCCGTGGAATCGTAACGAGAATAGTACGATTTTTACGACTCCCGGCGTTCAGAACTATGCACTGGCAGTCACTGACTTCGGATTCCTCGAGAAAGTCAGTCTGCAGGTGGGCGCTAAGATCACGAACGTTCTAGGCAGCGGCACCATCGCCACGATGACAGCGAACAACTCATTCGCAGTAGGCAGTGTAGTGACGATCACAGGGTTGGCACACACAGGATTCAACGGCGTGTTTACAGTCACCGCAGCAAACGGCACGTCGTTTCAGTTCGCATCGGCGACGGTGCAGAGTAGCACAGCAGATTCAGGTACGGCAGTTACAGGATCTATTGTTGAGTTGAAGGATGCTTTGAACGTCGCACCCCTATCTGTCAGCAGCGATCTGCAGCGACCGTCAGCAGTATCTGTTATTACGCGCTCTGCAGGAGTCGTTAACTTAAGATTCCTAGGCGTGCCGAATAAGTATTATCAGGTAACAGTCACATATCAAAAA